TGGGCGATGGTCCGCCGGGTTGGTTTGATCTTGTCAATAATAGTAATCTGCTCAAAGCACAACGTTCTGATTACGAACAAACCGTCGGCGGACCTCCTATAGCCGGACCAAAATCTGTTTTTTGGGATCCCTATTCGGTCTCGAATCAACTGGGTTGGCGCGAAAGACCAACACCTCTGACCTTCGCAGTCATTGAATCGATGGTTTGGCGAATGCCGATCGTCCAGGCAGTGATCCAGAATCGCTTAAATCAGGTTCTAGCATTTACACGTCCTCAAAAAAGTCCGTTCGATCCAGGTTTTAAGATTCGTCTTCGTGATGTTGAGGCGACGCCGACAAAAGCTGATAAAAAATATATTCGCGGTTTAGAATCTACGATTGTTCGATCAGCGACGCGGGACGTTGACCCTCGCTTGAAGGACACGTTTCCGACATTGATGAAAAAACTGGCGAGAGATTCGCTTATGTTTGATCAGTCTTGTTTGGAGATTGTCGAGGACCGGCGCGGTCTTCCGTCGGAATGGTTTCACGTCGATGCAAGATCGATTCGATTGGCGAATACCGGATCTGTCAGTCCGTTAGACGATCTTGAAAAAGATTACGCAGTGATGCTATGGAACAATTCCATTATTGAAACATATAATCGCAAAGAGTTGGCCATTATGGTGCGAAACCCACGAACCGAGATGTCCGGTTACGGTTATGGTACGCCAGAACTTGAGATGTTGGTTAACACAATCACATCGCTTCTTTGGGCATGGCAGTACAACCAAAACGCATTTAGTCAAGGTTCTTTACAAAAGGGCTTACTGAATATCAAAGGCCCGATGAACGAGAATCAGCTTCAGGCGTTTCGACATCAATGGTTTCAGATGGCGGCCGGTGTTGAGAACTCTTGGCGTATGCCGATTCTTAATGCAGAAGATATCAATTGGGTTCCCATGCAAAACTCTAATCGAGATATGGAGTTTTCTGCGTGGATGGACTTCTTAATCAAGGTCACCTGTGCGATTTTCGGCATGGACCCGATTGAAGTGAACTTCAAGTACGGCACCTCGGGCGGAAAATCCATGTTCGAAGGTGCGACGAAATCAAAAATTGTCGAATCGAAGGACAAAGGGCTTCGACCTTTGCTCAGCGGTTTGGGTGATTTTATCACTCAGAACATTCTTTGGCCGATCGATAAAAACTTCGTGTTTGAGTTTGTCGGTCTTGAGACTATGACACCAAAAGAGTTGGCGGATCTTACGACACAGCGTGTACGAACGATTTTCACGATTGACGAGCTTCGCGCAGAGCGCGACCTTCCGCCGCTGCAGGATAAGCGTGGTGACGTTATTCTTGACGCGAACTATATGAATTGGAATCGCCAGATTCAGTCGAAGCTTGATCAAGAAGATCTGGAAAAAGAACAAGAGGCTGGACTCAAAGCGAAGCTTGGTGCATTGGCCACCATGCCTGGCCTGAATCTTACAGACGACGAAGCAGCTTCAATTGCGGAAACTATGCACGGATTGTCACAAGGACAGGACAAGGGTGGTCAAAAGTCCGGCGGTCCTGCTTCCGCGCCGCCCCTTAGCGGCGCGCAAATGCCAAAAAATTTGACAAAACCGCAACGAGAAGGCTTTCCAGGCAAGAAACCAAAGCCGAAAGCAGGACCTCCAGCGTCGCTAAAGACAGATAAAGATGGAACCGCAGGCATTCCGCGACCGACAACACATCCAACACCCGGCGCAAAGATTGAAAAGTCTTTGGATTCTGTGACCAATTCCGTTATACTTTCTATTGAGTTATGAAGAAGCCCATTCCCGGGTTTCCGGGTTACTTTATCGATTCGTCCGGAAACGTGTACTCCGATCGTCAAGCAGGTGGCGGCGGTGGACGTGTTGCAAAACTCCATAAAGTTACCACAACCGATCACGGTCATAACTATCACCGCGTTGTTTTGATGCGAAATGGAAAAAAGACCACACGATATGTTCACGATTTGATCGTAGCGGCATTCGGAATGCACAAAAAGAAAGGTGATCAGGTTCGCCACCTTGACGGTGATAAGAATCACAACACTGCGAAGAACCTTCAACCTGGCACGCCGAAAGAAAATGGCGAAGATCGCGTCAAACACGGCACCGCCAAAAGGAAATAATTATGCGTTTACGTTCACGAATCATTGATGCGCTTTATGTCGATGCAACAGAAGCGCAATATTACTTTGCGCCAGGACTTCCAGATGAAAGTACACGTGACGCTATTTCAGATTCATTTACCGAATCCTCTCACGGTGTTGCGCGGATCGCTGCTTCGGGTGTTTTCACTGTTCCTTTCGGGACTGTCGGCACCGCTGGTGGTTTGTTTCTGTCCGGATCGGCGTCCATGAACGTAAACTTGAACGCACTTGGTAACATTTTGGTTACCGTTCCGACGGGTTCGGGAACTTCCGGACGTGCAAAGCTCCACATTGACAGCGCAATTACCTCAATTGTGATCACAAATCCTTCTGCGACAGCCGTTTTGGAAGTTGAGTATTGCATTTGGGGCGACGCTGCGTAATATAAGCAACTAAGATGCGTGTTGAGATTCACGGAACGCCGGAAGAATTAAACGAAAAGGGCCCGGCGGCTCTTGCAGAAGTTGCAAAAGCACTCATCGCGCAAGGCGTTGATCCGTGGATGCTTGTCAAAGCGGTTATTCCACTTTCAATCTCACATGAAATGCCTGATTCGCCTGTCTCGCACGGTTTGCTTGACCGGAATCGCGGGTTACCTGTTCCTCCGCACCACTTACCTATGAAGACAGACGAAAAGGCAGAGATGGAAAGTGCAGCAACTGCAGCTTTGAAGGGCGCGCCGCCACACTTTAAGCCTGATTTCGGTAATTTCGTAAGGCAAGAACCTGTTTTAGATTTCAAATCGAGTGTCGAAGAGATAGAATCGTCTGAATATCTTTCGGATTTGAAACAATACGTGTTACAATATGCGAAAGATAGGGAAATTAAGTGACTTATGTCTGATTTCCGCGCATTTATTGAACTTTCGGCTTTCGAGAAAGCGGGCGAGACAAATCCGAAGCGGATTGGAGGTCTCATTACGACCGAAAACCGCGATCAACAAGGCGAACGCGTTCTGCAGGATGGTTTGAAGTTTGATTACTTCCTCAAACGTGGTTATTTTAATGATAATCACGGCAAAAAACCGTCCGATGTTCTCGGTGTTCCTCAAAAGGTCAAAAAGGTGCGCAAAGGCGACACTTTACCTGACGGGACAATCGCAAAAGCGAGCGGTCACTGGGCTGAAGGCTATCTTTTAGAGGATTACAAACCTGCGCAAGAGATCTGGGAGCTTGCTCGGGCCTTGCAAAAGACACCAGATCGGAAGTTAGGCTTCTCGATTGAAGGCAAAGTCTTAAGTCGTACCGATGATGGCAAAACTATCGCTGAAGCCGAGGTACATCACGTTGCAATCACACATTGTCCTGTAAACGCAGAGACAAGTTTGACGGCGTTAGCCAAGAGTTTGGTAACGCAAGATGACTTTTCGTCAGCAATTGACGAAGAGATCAATAGAAAAGATTTGACAAGTTTTCCACAACCTGCGAATCTTAAAAAAGGAATGAATCAAGCGGAGGCCGCTGTTTGGCTCGCTGAGAAATATCCCGGAATCGCCGGAGTTTCTAACGAACTTGCTGCTGTCCTCTTCGCACGACGGAGATTGAATGGATAACAAAGAAGAAATGTCCAAAGCCGAAGAGGAAAAAAAGGACAAGGACAAAGAAAAAGAGGATGAGATGGATGAGAAAGAGATTAAGAAAGCGTTGAGCGATCTTGTGGCTCTCTCGAAATCTCCTCGTCTCGCGCGGAAAGAGGAATTGCTTAGCAAGGCTCAAAAAGGCGCGGGATTAGACGGTGCGGAGGCTGATGAATTGGCCAGCTTGCTGAAAGGCCAGCGGGGTTCGGAGTCGTTAGCTGCGCAGTTGCAGGCCGAAATCAAGCCTTCGGAGACTTTGGAGAAAGCTTTGGTCGAGAATTCGGCCTTGGCGGATATCTCTGAGAATCTTGTGGCGACTGGCGTTATGCTGGCGAAGTCGATGGAGAAAATCGACTCCGATCAAGAAACACGAACCTTGGCGATGGCTAAGGCTTTGGTCGAAATCGGGCAGGTGACTTTGGCCAACATGAAGTTGGTGAAAAGCTTACGCGATGAGATTCGTGAGTTCTCTAAAGCGCCGGTTCGAACA